CAAACGAAAAACATTCTGAAACCCTTGAAACCAAAGAAGATGAGGGTTCGGAGTTACCTTCGGAAAAGCACTAAAATAAAAATCACTACATTTAAGCCCGTGAAAGAGCAAGCGGCAATCGACCTACTCAAAGACGAGGAACTACACGAACTCGCGGAGAAGTTATGCAATTGCCCGGATGACCTGATACAAGAGGTTGTTCTTCTTCTGCTTGAGATGCCTGACGAAAAGTGGCAACAGATAAACGAAGGCGGCTATCTGAGGTTCTACGTAGTGAGGACAATGATGACAATGGCTACCAGTAAACGCTCCAGCTTCTCTAAGTTATACGACCTCCACAACCACAAGAAGGTAGACCACGAACGAGAAGACTACGACTGGGAAAAGGAAGACGATATTGCACTTTTGGAGACCCTAATGGATGAGCTGCATTGGTACGACCGCGAGGTTCTGAAACTGTGGCTGGAGGAAGGAAGTTACCGAAAGGTAGGCAAGAAGGTCGACATACCCTACAAGTCCATAGGAAACACAGTAAACAAAGCACTTGACCAACTAAGAGACAATTACTATGCTATACATCTTGAGCGCATTATCCGCGAGCGTTGCCGCTTACCTTTGGATTGAGGTATTCGGGATTGACTTACTTCTGAAAAGCTGGTTACGGTTGCCTGACACATATCCGTTAAAACCATTAGACTGTCGGCTTTGTATGTCGTTTTGGCTGGGGGTTCTGATGTGTTCGGTTCACAGCCCTGAGGCACTTTTATACGTGCCTTTGCTGAGTGTATTCTTTGAGCGTTTAATGTGGAGGTTCGAAATATGAGCGACTTAGTTTTATTGTGTTTTATGTTGTTCTTATTGATTTGGGTTGTGAGGATTATAAACGGAGAAAATTATAACGATGGACAAAAATGATATTTTGCTATTTATAGCCGAGAGGCTCGACCAGATAACAATGATGGAACAGGGGCGGTACTCGGGACGAATAACACGAGAAGAGCAGAAGCTCTATCAAGAAGCTTGGAGTTACATCGACCCGAAAGCCAAAGTATGTTTCACTTGTGGACGAACGCCTCAACTGATGAGTGTTGCACTTTTAAACTTTTACCAATGCCAGCAAGAAAATGCGATAACGGAAAATGGAGATGGGGAAACGGAAACTGCATCTACGAAACCAAAAAGGAAGCGGAGAAGGCGGGGGTCGCAATCGAAATCAAAAGAAGGTTAGATGGAAACAATAGCAATAAGCAAGGTTAGACCCAACTCGGAGAATCCGAGATATATCAAAGACGAGAAGTTCAAGAAGCTGGTTCAGTCTATTAAGGAGTTTCCCGAAATGATGCCAGTCCGACCGATTGTGGTAAACAAAGAAATGGTTGTGTTGGGCGGTAATATGCGACTCAAGGCAATGCAAGAAGCGGGACTCGAAAAAGTATGGGTTGAGGTTGTAGATTGGTCAGAAGAAAAACAGCGCGAGTTCATCATTAAGGACAACGTAGGCTTCGGAGAATGGGACTGGGACGAGTTGGCGAATACTTGGGATGCTGAAGAGTTAGACCAATGGGGGTTAGATGTGCCTATTGATTTAGAAGAAATAAAAGAAACGAAAGACATACCTGAAACAGGAGAAATTGAATTTTCTGACGAGTTATTACTTGAACACAATTACATCGTTCTGTATTTTGATAACCCAATGGATTGGGAGGTAGCGCAAGAAGTTTATGGGTTAAAAAAGGTTAAAAGTAACGACCCAGCCGAAGGAGTACAAAAGTATGGAATTGGTAGAGTTATAAATGGAAAGGATTTCATATGAACGTAATCATACCATCATACAAAAGAGCGCATGATTTAAAGGGTAAGGATTACTTCTTTATGGCTAAATATTGTGTTCCCCAATCTCAAATTCAAGATTACATTGATGTTGTTGGTGAGGATAGGGTTATCTCGTTGCCTGATGAACAAGATGGGGATATCACAAGGAAGAGGAATTGGATATTAAGAAACATACCAAGACCCTTGATAATGATTGATGATGATGTTTCTAGTATTGGATATTATGAGTTAAGAAAGGGAATTAAAGACGGAAACCAAAAAAAGAAGATTTTAGAGCCGAATGAAATTGAAGAGTTCTTTAAACACACATTTGAAACAACAGAACAATTTGGAGCTAAAATGTTCGGTTTAAGTCAGAACGAGGATAACAGGATTTACAAGGAATTTCTGCCGTTTTCGTTATCAAAGATTGCGCTAGGACCTGTTCAAGGTCATTTAAAACACGATTTGTTATTTGATGAAAGAGTTGGAACAAAAGATGACTACGATATGGCGTTACAACAGTTGAACAAGTACAAAAAAATCTTTAGATGGAATAAATTTCATTATATATGCGAACACGGAGATAATAAAGGCGGCATAGTTAGCTACAGGAGTAAAGAAAAAGAAATAGAGTACTGCAAGGCAATTATGATGAAATGGGGTACTAAGGTTATTAAATATCAAATACCACCAAGAAAAATGACAGATTTGCTAAATGCTAAAAAGGTCAACGTGCCAATTAAAGGAGTCTAAAACAGCCGAATAACAGCCGTGAGCAATAATAACCCAATACCAAACAATAAACCCTTCAAGAAAGGACAGAGCGGCAACCCGAAAGGGCGACCGAAGAACGTGGAAACGCTGCTAAAGGAACACTTCCTTGATGAGCATAACGTAAAGCTGTCTAAGGGTCAGGTTCAGGACATCATCAAGAACGTACTCGGCAAGTCAAGGAGCGAGTTAGTTGAGCTGGCAAAGAATGACCAGCTACCATTTTGGATAGCGTTGATTGCGAAGAAAGCGCAGAGGGACTACGAGAAGGGTTCGATTCATATCTTAGATGTGTTATTTGATAGGGTCTACGGCAAGCCAAAAGAGGAGGTTGAGCAGACCGTTAACGGAGGCAAGCCTGACAAGGTGGAGATAGTCATACACAGACCTGAGAAGAAATGACAGAGTGCCCGGTATGCCATAAAGTTGGATTCCATAAGATGAGCTGCTCAACGCAGAAGGTAACTGTGTTGCTTTCTAAATCGCGTATCGCAAACCGCAAATTGAAGTACGGAAAAGGTGAAGCACCTAAAGTGAAACGAAGTAAAGACGTAGAACCTTAGACTGACTAAACCAACCAAAAAGTCAACCAATAACCTTACGTGAAAGTTGAAGGAACTGGCGTATTTGATGACCTCTGGGCTGCCCTTAATGATAAATCCATTCGGGGAATTGTGCTTGAGGGTGGAAGTCGTTCCTCGAAAACATGGAGCATCTGTCAAGCCATCTACCTTACAGGACTACAAGAACCGAAGAGGATTGCAATTGCGAGGTTCAGGCGTACGTGGATTAAGCCGACCGTACTCGACACGTTCAAGAAGGTGTTACAAAGCCTTGAGGTATGGGAGGATGAGGCGTTTAACAAGACCGATTTAATCTACTCAGCTCACGGGTCTACATTTGAGTTCTACGGGCTTGACGACAGTCAGAAGCTGCATGGTATCGAAACAGATTACTTTTGGCTCAACGAGGCGATTGAAACAAGCAAGGACGACTTCGACCAATTAGAGCAGCGTTGTAAGGGCAAGTGGATTCTTGACTACAACCCATCAACAGACGAGCATTGGATTTACGACAACGTACTGAAACGGGATGATGTGGTGTTGATTCACTCCACAATGCTGGACAACACCTTCTTAGACCAGCACATTAGGGACAAGATTAACAGCTACGAGCCGACACCTTTTAACATAGCACGAGGCACGGCAGACGAGTACAAGTGGAAGGTTTACGGATTAGGGCAACGGTCAAGAAGAGAAGGCGCCATCTACGAGAACTGGCAAGAAACCAAAGAGTTTCCTTCCGGGTACAAGTGGAAAGCGTACGGCTTAGACTTCGGGTTTACAAACGACCCGACTGCATTAGTGGAGGTACTCTATCAAGATGGCAAGCTGTGGGTTATGGAGGTGCTTTACGAAACAGGGCTGACCAACGCAGACATAGCGAGGAAGTGCGGACTGCAAAGGTCGGACGAAATCATAGCCGATTCAGCCGAACCGAAGAGCATCGAAGAAATCCGAAGAGCTGGTTTCAGAATCCGACCAGTTGCCAAAGGTCAGGACTCGGTAAGGTCAGGCATTGACAAGCTGAAATCTGTACAGATTATGGTACATCAAGACAGCGTTAACGTCATTCGCGAGTTGAGAAACTATGCTTGGAAGAGAGACTATAAAACCAACCAAGTAACCAACCAACCTGAGGATGACAACAACCACGCACTCGATGCGCTGAGATACGTGGCAATGGAGAAGCTGAAGGCGAACGCTGGCAAGTACACTATTCGTTAAATGCCACTAATGCCACTTGTGCCAAGTGCCAACTAAATTATTTTTCTCAAAATGTTGTGAGTATTCAAAAGAGTTGTATATTTGAGGCATCAATTGAAAGGGGAAACACTTAAACTTTTTTAGATATGAGTAACTTGCAGACATTTACAACAGAAACAGAGGTAGGAATCCTTGAGTTTAAAGGTGTTCCAGTTTCGAATGATTTTGATTACAGAACATTTGCCAAAGATAACGGCTTTTACAACGTTGCTGTAGATAGCACTGATAACACTGATAAATATGGTGGTGTTGGTTTCTTTGTAGCTAAGAACTTTTCTGATGATTCTGATGTTTTATGGTATTTGAAGAAAACATTAGAGGTTCTATTCGTGAATGGACTTCCAGTAATGTATAGATTTCGCTAATCTTTCAATTGTTAATTTAAGAGCCCCCAAGTCGGGGGCTTTTTTTTTGCTCAGACACAGATTCGTATTTTCGCTATTTATTACTGAGATGCTTGAAAGACTGAATAAAATATGGCGAATGCAGGAGGCTTACACGGATTACCCGAAAGCCGCAAGCGAGAACGCCAAAGCCGCTCTGAGATGGGCGGAGAAGAACGGCTGGAAAGGTTGCGGAACTGCTGTTGGAAAGGCAAGGGCTAACCAATTAGCTAACCGTGAGCCTATCAGTTTAGAAACCATTGAGCGAATGGCTGCATTTATACGACACAAACGGAACTCCAATCGAAAGCTGGGAGAAGGTTGCGGACGTTTGATGTGGTTAGCTTGGGGCGGAGATGAAGGCGTCAATTGGGCAATCAGAAAAATAGAGCAACTAAAGAATGAAGATTGAGTTACCTAATAGCTGGGCTGGTGTAACTGTTGAGCAGTTCCAAGCGTTACAGCGAATCCTCGCAGAAAAAGGGGACGAGTACCCGACCAACGTGGCTATCATTTCGATAATGTCAGGCATACCTGTTGACGAGATTGAAACTTACTCCTTAAAGACCTACGCCAAGTGTATGCAGACACTTTCATTCCTTACCGAGCAACTCGTAGGACAAGTGCAGAAGGTGGTGGAATTTGGAGGTGTTAGATACGATGTTATCACAGACGTATACAATCTGAACGGAGGGCAGTACATTACGCTGATGCACTTGATGAAAGACCCGGACAAAGTGATAGACCAGCTACACGAGGTTATGGCTGTGTTCTTAGTGCCGAAAAAGAAAACATGGTACGGCTGGAAGAAAGGCAAGTACGACCCTGAGAAACACAAGGAAATATCGGAGGCAATGCTTCAGGCGCCAATGACAATCGTACAACCGTTGTCGGCTTTTTTTTTAAGCAGTTATCTCAAGTCCGCCAAACATATACTGGAATCTTCGGTCAAGAAAGCCGAGAAGATAAAGAGACAAGCGGAAAGAAGGTTGAAACGTTTGAGTCAAAATACGGCTGGCTGAACGTGGTTAACAACCTATCAAATAACGATGCGACCAAGTGGGGTTACTTCTTTGCGTTACCGTTACGGGAGTTCCTCAACCTTATATCTTTTCAGAAGGCTAAACAGAACCACGAGTACCACCAAATGAAGCAGAATGGCATTCGATAAACTGATAGACGCTCTGAACCAATTAAGAGCTGAGTACTCAAAAGAATTGAGCCTTTCGCTCGCTGGAGGCTCAAGTGCTGGAAGTGAAGGAAGAGGACAAGGAAACACGGCTTCGGGTGCATTGGGAAACTCTTTAAAGTTAGCGGTTCAGCCAAAGGTTAAGCTATTCGGTCAAATATACCGAATGCAGATA